GAAGCAATTAGAAGAGGAAATTGAAGATTTACAAGAGTATTTGAGTAATTATACTATTGAAATTAATAAAAAGATTGAGAATTTAAATAAAGAAATATTATTGTTGGGAAAGGAAAAATAATTATGCCAAGAAAATTTGATGTAAATAATATCAATTTACAAATAGACAATGTGGACTTTTGGAGTCCTCACACTGGTAATAAAGGTGGAATGAGAATTTATTGGAGTGCAAACATTGGATTTGGGCAACTTGATATTGTTAAACGAAGTGGTAATAATGGAGAGGGAAGAGATATTTTAGAAGGAGCATTAGAAGAAGAATTGATATTAATTGCTGATACTGAGAGAATGGATCATGAAGATAATAAAGTTTTCACAGAAAAGATTTTAAGTTTATTGGTTAAGAAGTTGAAAGTTGTTGAGTAATAGTAAAATATGTGGTTGTTTTAATTAATCTTTAATAAATTATGCTCATTATTTACATTAAATTTTATTAATTACATCTAATTAATAAAATAAAAACAATAAATAATTACTTGTAATGCTTACCAAATCATGTTATACTAAATACATAAATAAATTATTTAGGAGTGATGTATAGATGGCAAAAGTATATGAAGTGTTGTTACATACATGTCCTGCTTGCGGTAGTTATAAGACTAATCCAGTAACAGATAAAAATAGTTTCTGTAAAAACTGCTTTATTGAGTTTAATTTCACTACAGGAAAAGCTTATACTATTATGTATAGCGGTGATCTTGTTGATGCTTATGAGAATGAGTTTATAAATTACGGATAGAAGGGAGAAATAAAACTAATGATTTTTATCACAGGAGATGTACACGGATCGATGAGCATGTCAAAGTTTAATATGGCTAATTTTCCAATACAAAAAGAATTGACTAAAGATGATTATATGATCATTACAGGTGACTTTGGATTAGTATGGAATGGAGACAAGGAAGAAGAATATTGGTTAAATTGGTTATATAATAAAAACTATACTACTTTGTTTATAGATGGTAATCATGAAAATCATTCAATGCTAGACAAAATGAAAATATCAGATTGGAATGGTGGCAAAGTACATTTTATCAGAGAGAATGTTATTCATCTTATGCGCGGACAGGTTTTTAATATTAATGGAAAGAAAATATTTACTTTTGGTGGAGCAGATTCAATTGATAAGCAACATAGAGTTGAAGGTAAGTCATGGTGGAAGAGGGAAATGCCATCTAATGCTGAATACGAAGAAGGGTTGGATAATTTAGAGAAGCATAATTATAAAATCGATGTGATTATTTCTCATGATTGTTCCGAAAGAGTGTTTGAAAAACTTATGGCAGGACTATGGGTTAAAAGTCTCACATCTATTAATAAATATTTCGAAGTGCTTGAGGAAAAATTGATTTTTAAAAAATGGTACTTCGGACATTACCACGAAGATAGGAATATTGATAATAAACATCGATTAATATATAATGATATTGAATTATTATAAAGAAAGGATTAATTAATGAAAGAAAAAATTTGTGGAATTTATATGATAAGAAATACGATCAATAATAAAAGATATATTGGACTAAGTAGAGATATTAATACAAGATTCGCTGAACATAGAAAGAAATTAAGAAATAATACTCATAGCAATAAGCACTTGCTTTCATCATATGAAAAATATAAAGAAGATAGTTTTGAATTTAGTATTTTAGAATTATGTAATGAAGAATTTCTTGACGAAAAGGAGATTTATTACATTAGTCTTTATAATACACTAAACAATAAACATGGATATAATTTGAGAGGAGGTGGTAAAAGCGGAAGACACTCTCTAGAATCGAAGTTAAAAGACAGTATAAGTCATCAAGGTATGACGCATACAGAAGAAACGAAACTAAAAATTGGATTATTGAAAACTGGAATTATTCAATCCGAAGAAACTAAAAACAAAAGAAGCAAATCGCTTAAAAAATCATGGGAAGGAAACGAAATACGAAGACAGCAAGTGAGAGAACAGGCTATTAAAAATAAAGGTAGAAAACATTCTGAAGAAAGCAAAGAAAAAATGAGAAATGCACACCTAGGGAAAACACTTTCAGAAGAACAAAAAATTAAAATAGGTAATTCTCGAAAAATTACCTCCGATAAACAAGATATCTTAATTTTCCAATTGTTATCGGAGGGGAGTTTGATGCAAAAAGAGATATGTGATATAGTAGGAGTTCCTAAACATATTGTTGCAGACAGAAATAGGAAAAGAAAAATAGAAAATAAAAATGATGTAAATTTTGATATAAAATTTTTACTTAGGGAAATAATTAATACATATTTTGAAAAAGGTTATAGTATAAATAAGATACCACAAAGCATACATAATCTCGCTCACAGATATAAGTATAATCTCTTTGAATTAATAGAAGAAGAGGATGACAAATTATATTCTACAAAAAGTATTTTCAGGTCTTAGAAGAGAGGTTAGATTATAAGAAATGGTATTTTGGACACTATCATGAAGACAGATGGATTGATGAGAAGCATAGACTGATTTATAATGATATTATATTATTGTAAAAGGAGAATATATTGTGGGAAAAGAAAAAAGTATGATACAAGTTTGCATATCAATATTCTTTAATTATGGTTCACTTATTATGGCATGTGTAAATGAATTTTATTATCATAAACCATTAGATGCTTTGGTGTTTGTATTTATTATTAATGCAATGTTTTTAAGGGAAATTAGTCACAAGTTAAATAAGTGAACTATTATATAAATAATCTACAAATCATCAAAATTCAAAACCCTGTAAACCACATGAGAGTAAGGTTTCTAAAATCACAAAATGGGTTAAAATGATCTTTTTATTGGATTTGGTTAAAATAATGCTTGACACAAATCAATAAATAATGTTATACTAAACACATGAAGAGTTAAAACATTACATAGGTCAAACATCGAAAGGATGTGAAACTTGGTTATGGGTAGAGGAAAGTATACATAACTAAAATCTTATCTTTCAACCATATTGAATCGAAAAATAAAATTAAGAGGAGATTGATTAAGATGGAATTTCGAGAATTTAAAGCGATTCAACAAAAACACGTTGCCGAAATATTAAAGGATGCTACTCATTTGTTTGAGGTAAATGTGGATAAAGATCAAATGTGGGAACTTTACTTGTCAAGTTTTTCGCCTGAAGATAATCCAATATTCAGAAATAGAAGAGAATATGATTGTTCCTGTTGTAGACATTTTATCAAAAACATTGGAAATGCTGTAATAATTAAAGATAATAAAATCACAACCATTTGGGATTTTGAAACTAATGACACAACATTTCAACCAGTAGTCAATGCTTTATCTAAATTCATAAAATCTCAAGTTGTTTCAGATATTTATGTTACTAAATTCAAAAAGATTGGTACAGACAAAAACTTTGAAAAGGGTGTAAATGGTAAAGTAACTGAATGGCAGCACTTTTTCTTAGACCTACCGCAGAAATTCGTAGATACCAGTGGAAAATCCGAAGGAGATATTAAGGGTGGTTATAGGGACACAAGAAATGTATTCAAAAGATCATTAGATGAAATTACAGAAGAATCGTTGCTTACTGTATTAGAACTTATTTCTCAGAACAGTTTATACAAAGGAGAAGAGAATAAAGCAGTATTAACTGAGTTTCTTAAATATAAGAAGCAATATAATAAACTAAAACCAGAAGAAAAAGAAAATTACACTTGGGAACAATCTGTAAAAGTTGGTGGAGCAATTGGGAAAATTAAAAATAATTCAATTGGAACATTGCTTATTAATATCAGTGAAGGTATGGATTTAGATTTAGCAGTTAAGAAATATGAAGCGATTGTGGCTCCAGAAAACTATAAACGCAGTAAGCCCATATACACCAAAAAGATGCTAGAGGATGCTAAGAAAACATTGCAAGAACTTGGATATATGGATTCATTAAGCAGAAGATTTGCTACTCTCAATGATATTACTGTGAATAATATTTTGTTCTCGAATAAAGATTCTGCTAAGAGAATTAATGGTGCAGATATTTTTGATGAAATGTCTAGTAATATACCTGTTAATCCTAAGAAATTTTCTAAGGTTGAAGAAGTTTCTATTGAGAACTTTATCAAAGATATTCTGCCCACAGCAAAAGAACTTGAAGTATTTTTAGAGAATAAACATGCAAGTAATATGGTTTCATTAATTGCTCCTGAGAATAAGGATGCTAAGACTATGTTTAAGTGGGACAATGGATTCAGTTGGGCTTATTCTGGTAATATTACAGATAGTTCAATGAAAGAAAATGTTAAGTCTGCTGGAGGAAATGTAGAAGGAGTTCTAAGATTTTCAATTCAATGGAATGACAATGAGTATGATGGAAATGATTTAGATGCTCATTGTATTGAACCTAGTGGCAATCTAATTTATTATAGTAGAAAACACAATCCAAGAACTACTGGTCAATTAGATATTGACATCGTTAATCCAACTAAAGGAAAACCTGCTGTTGAAAATATAACCTGGACTAATAAAAGCAAAATGGAAGAAGGAATTTATAAATTTTTAGTTCATAACTTTAATAATAGAGGTGGAAGGGGTGGTTTTAGAGCAGAAGTAGAATTTGATGGACAGATACATTCTTTTGATTACGCTAAAGGATTAAGACAAAGTGAGAAGGTTTTAGTTGCAGAAGTTACTTTTGATAAAGTTAAGGGATTTACTATTGCAGAAAAATTACCTTCAAATGTATCGTCAAAAGAGATATGGGGATTAAAAACAAATCAGTTTGTGCCTGTGTCAGTTATGGCACTTTCGCCAAACTATTGGGATGAACAACATGGGATTGGTAACAAACACTATATGCTAATGTTAAAAAACTGTATTAATTCAGAGCAACCAAACGGTTTCTACGTTGAATTTTTGAAGCAAGATTTAGCGCCACACAGAAAAGTTTTTGAAGCATTGGGAAGTAAATTGTCCGTAAAAGATGCTTCTGACCAGTTGAGTGGAATTGCCTTTTCATCAACAAAAAGAAATGAATTACTTGTTAAAGTTAAAGGTAATGTGGAGAGAATGGTTAAAATTAAATTCTAGAATTTAAAAAATAATGAATTTGAAGGAGAGTGTATTAAAATGGCAAATGCAACAAACACAAATATCTTCGAGGTAGCTTTCAAATCGAAATTTCGTTTCGAATTCAAAGGATTAATTTCTGTTGAGGATCTATTCGATCTTAATGTCAAGGATTTAGACTCAGTTTTCAAAACATTAAATTCCCAATTGAAAAAAGTACAAGAAGAAAGTCTTCTTGAAGTAAAAACAAAGCAAGATGAAGAACTGGACATTAAAATTGAAATCGTAAAGTATATTTTTGAACTTAAAAAAGAAGCAGAAAATCAAAGACTTAGAGCAAAAGAGCAAAAAGAAAAGAAACAAAAGATCATGGAAATTTTAGCAAACAAGGAAGATGAAAGTTACAACAATATGTCTAAGGAAGAGCTTACAAAGATGCTTAATGAGTTAAGTTAATTAAATTGAGTGTAAATAAGTAGAGGTTAATTCTCTCTACTTATTTACGAAAAAGGAGAAACAAAATGCTTACAGAAGAACAATGTAAACAAATTGAAGAAGACATTGATAATATGTCAGATGAAGAATTTTCAGAAAAGTTCTTAGTTGATAAAGGAAGTATAGATAGTCCTTGGAATCCA